CCTGCGCTACCTGTGTGATGACCTCTGATACCTTTGTGACCACATCAGAGATCACAGGAGCAAAGGTCTGACTGAGTGCCAAGCTCACATTGTTTGTGGCCTGACTCCATGCATCCTGCATGGTTGTAGCATCATCTGTAGTCTGCTCCAGGATCCCCTGATTGTTCTGCAGGGCTTCAGACCACTGATCAATGGCAAAGTTACCATTCTGTACATTGGCTGCCAGTTCCTGTGCAGCCTTCTTGCCAAAGATCTCTTCAACAGTCTTGCCGGTATCACCAACCTGTGCCTGCAGGGCCTCAGATACGCTGCTGGATTCTTCTATAGCCTTTATGGCATCCTGGAAAGCTCCGGGGACATCATCTGTCTCAGAAGACAGATTAGACACAGCCTTTGTCAGACTCCCCATGATAGTGCCCACATTAGCACCACCATCAGACAGGCTGATCAGCATGGCCAGTGCGTCCTCTGTGCTGTATCCCAGCTCCTGGAACTGCACACTATTGTTTGTCAGGTACCCTGTCAGCTGATCCACGGACAGCTGACATGCCTGGTTGGCCGTGGTCAGATCATCCATGAGACCATCCGCATCACTGATGTCCAGCCCCCACCGCTTCATAATGTTGGCCATAGAGTCTACAGCACTGACACCATCCGTGCCGGTATGCTGGGCAAAGTTGGCCACTTTCACAGACAGGTCTTCCGCTTCATCACCGGTCACACCAAATCTGGTATTCAACTCAGCCAGGATCCCAGCCATGCCGGTCAGATCCTGATTGGCATTTGCGATCCTGCCAAAAGCATCCTGTGCCTGCTGATTGAGGTCTTCCAGAGCATCTCCTGTTGCTCCGGTGCCTTCTACAATGGCTGCATTGGCTTCATCAAAAGACTGAGCCATGTCCATGGCTGCCTCAGTGATCTCTTTGACTGCATCTGCAATGCCGGCAGCAGCAAGGACTTGTGCCATGCTGTCTACAGAATCACCGGCCTTGCCAGATGCATCTGCCTGATCCTCAAATCCCTTGTTGGTGTCATCCAGCTGAGTCTTCAGCTTTTCCTCTTCAGTCTTGGCATTCAGCAGCTGTCTTTCCAGCCTTGCCACTTCCTCTGAGTCATCACCATAGATCTGCTTGGCCACTTCCAGCTTCTGTGTGAGAGCTTCCTGCTTTTCAGCATTTGCCTCCAGCTGTGCTTCCAGGAGCCGTGACTTCTGCTGCAGGTACTCAGCCTGGTCACCGGTGTTCTGGAACTGGGCCTCATTCAACTTCATTTCTGCCCGGAGAGTGGACATCTCGGAATTGGCACTCTGTATAGCGTCTGTAAATTCAGATGTTTCAGCCTTGAATAAAATCTTGGCTTCATTCTTATTTGCCACGTCTATCCCTCTCCTTTCTCATGGCATACCCCAGCCAGCCGTCATAGGCTGTCTTGTTATCAGCAACACGGCTCAGGAAGGCAAGGTCCGACTTCCAAAACACCTCATCAGGGATCCCCATGATCATCACATAGTAGGTGTAATAATCCTCAATCTCCTCCAGAGGAAAGTGTGGAGCCTTGATTCCGCTTCCTGCTACCTTCTTCGTTGCTTTCCGGAAAGCATCGGAAAAGCCTGTTTTTTTTCCTGCACTCCATAGAGCTGCTGGAACACCTTACCGATCTCTTCACGGCTGTCAGTCATATCCGTCAGGAACTCCTGCAGCGTCATAGGCTTCTCATCACTGCCCAGAAGAGCACAGCGGTAAGCTATATAGATCATCTCTCCCATCTCCAGCTCAGTGATGGCCACCTTCCTCTGCTGGAGCTTGGTGTAGAGTGCATTGTATCTGTCCCACAGATCATGCTCAGATGCACTCAGAACATACAGTGCACCAAGATTGAGAGTGAGTTTCACAGGATCCCTGCCGTCCATTGTGATTTCATAGATTCTCATAGGATTCTCCTCATTAAAAACAGCTGGCACCCATCAAGGCACCAGCTATAGATTCAAAGATTCTTATTCACCATCGTCAAAGCCTTGTAAGATCAGAGCTGAATTCTGTCATCCAGTTGTCAGCGTTGAGGACATTACCTGTCAGCTCATCCTCAAGTGCCTGATATTCACCCTGGTTGTAATCATCGGGCATGTAAGACAGCTTCATCTCACACTCTGCCACTTCTTCTGCTCCGTTCTCAATGCTGAGCTTGCCGATCTCCTCAACCTTGGCCCTGGGATAAGCAAGATACATAACGTTGTCATCTTCATCCAGGACTCTGGCTGTGATCGATGCCTCCGGCATGGACTTGGTGTTGTTGAAAGCGTAAATGCCGGGCTGCATGCCTTCATTGGTCATTGCGTGCAGCTTGCGATACAGATCAAGTTTGATGTGCAGCTTGACTGTTACGGTGCCATTGCCGGTAGGCTTGGTCTTCCGCTTCTTGATCACTCCACGGCATTTCTTTGTCACCGTTTTCGTCTCACGCTCAACTTCTAACGTGCCCACACAGTCATCTCTTGTGTAAGCATTATCACCAGCCACCTTCATGGCGAACTGGTCACATTCAAAATAGGAATACGGTTCCGCACTGGAAAAAGTACCCATGTTTACCTCCTTAAAAACTCTCTGTCAACTTACCAATGCACAGATCTATCACATCACTGGATGCATCCTCTGCACCATGCAGCATGAACTGCTGATTACCGGCATGCCTCTTGGTATTGGATCCATCATCAGGAAAGTACAGATAATGATACTTGCCACGTGCTGCAATGGTAACGGACAGTGTGCCGTTATCCTGCACAAATTTGCCAGGCATCACAGCACTGGCTGCAGCTCCCTTCTTTGCCCAGGTGCGTCCTGAAGCAGGAAGAAGAGGAGTGATCCTCTGTTTGATCAGCTCAGCACCTTCACCATGCAAGACCTCATCAATGAGTCTGCCGGCCTGGCCTGCATACTGCTGCATGGCCTCCTGCAGCCGGTCAAACTCAGATGCATCTAATGTGAACCACTCAGACATATCAGCACCTCTTCTCCGGATGCAGGAAAGTGATAGTAGCGATCTCTACCACCATGTTAGTGGATCCTTTAAAGGTATAGTCATAAAGGATGTCATCAGCAGTGACCTTCAGCTTTGTGCCGGGATCTGCCTGTGCCTGCAGTGCATCAATGACAGTCTGCACATAACCTTCCGGGATGGCATCCTCATGGATGATATGCACCTCATAGAAGGTCTGCAGATCTACCCTGTTGGTGCTGCTGGACTTTGTACTCTTCCTCCGGTTGAATACAAAGTAATTCCAACTCTGCAGATCCTTTGCTTTGCACGCACCATACCAGACACCTTCCATAGGTGTTTCAGCGTCTTTGCACAGATCTTCCAGTGTCTCTCTGATCCTCTTGATCACACTACTCATCAGCCAGCTCCCTCACCTTCTCTAAGTACAGGTACATCTCTCCGGAGAACTCATTGCCGTCCACCTGGAAGATGTCATACAGTGTCCTTCCGATCAGCACCTGTCTGTCAGTTGATGCAGAAGAATGAAAGCGTGTCCTGACCTTCAGATCCAGTGAGTGATCACTGGCCTGAGCAAATTCAAGATCACGCTCTCGTTTGGACATCTCTTCGTAGTCCAGCTTCTGTATCCTGTCCATGTCAGACATCTTTGTGGCATTGGTCACAGCACCAAAGTCTGTGTTTTTCGTTCTGCTCCTGGAGATGTACAGCACTCCGTGGTTATAGTTAGAAAATCTTGGATTTAAACGTCTCTGGGTCATAGGTCTCTCCCTTAACTTCATGGTAGTGCCGGATCTGTAAGATCTCAGCCCTGTAGGCTTCATCAAACTGCTCCAGGCAGTGATTGTGGGAGTATTCCATGTAAGCCAGATACAGGTTCTGGATCTGACCAGGAACAGTGATGTCACATTCAGCACCCAGCTTATAGTTGATGGCCAGCTCAGCACTGGCCATCTCCCTGATCAGGTTACTGTCCGTATCATCATCAGACCATGTGATGTGGAGATGTCTCTTTACAAGATCAATCAATGCCACACTTGCTGCCATGGTCAACTCCTCTCTTAGGGCTCAACAGTTACATTGACATCCGCTGCCTTGACGTAGACATAAGCCTCCACCAGATTGGAGATGTCAAGCAGGATGGCAACGGTGTTGTCCCACGCTTTTCCATAGCCGTGCATCTTGATCTTGAAGACTCTCTGATCCTCAAGGAAGTGGTAGTCATCGGAATACTCAAGAGTACCTTCCTTAGAAGAGCCGATACCAAAGAAGTATTCCTCAGGCAGGCAAAGGATAGCCTTGCCGGTGGGAACTCTGTTGGATCTGACCACATCCGTAGGGAAGGGGAAGATGTTGTTGGTGAAGGATCCTGCTGCATTGAGAACAGTAGTAGCCGGCATAACCTTGCTCAGATAATCCTTCATGTTGCAGATCAGAGTAACCTCATCAAAGGATCTCATAGCTCCACCATGCTTGGTGTACCCAGGCTTAGGAGTGCCGTCTGTGTTGGCTGCAGTGGATGCAGGAGTGATAACACCGGTAGCGTCAGCAGTGTACCACGCCTCTGTCTCACACAGCTCTGCCAGGACCGCACCATACTCCTTAGGCATGAAGGATGTAAGTGCTACTGCAGTCTTCTTAGGATACCCTGTGGAAGAGCTGACGGACACACCCTGGTGAATGTCACGGTCAAGGCCAATAGGCATGTTCAGACCGTTGCCGGTGACAATGCCATCTTCCAGTGCCACTGCAAGTGCTTCTTTCATGAATGTACGGATGTAGTTGTCAAGGAATGCAGGACCAAGATCCAGCATGTCCTTCTCAATGACCGCATATGCAGACAGCTTGCACTGTGTGATCTCTACAGTGCGGAATGCAGATGTGATCTGCTGAGCGATCTGGCTGTTGACAGCTCCCCATACTGCAGTCTGGACGGAATGATCATTGAGGATCCATCTGGTCATATACTGCACGGACTGGAAGTTGATCTTTGCAAGCAGCGGATGCTCTGCAAGGAGATCCTTGTAGACATCCTCAATGATAGTGGTAGGCATCACCTTGTCACTGAGCAGGCCTGCATAGGTCTGTACAGGATTCTTGCTCTTACCAGCCTCAATAAGTGCCTGGTAGTACTTGTTTTCATCAGCGGTCAGCTGACGGAAGCCACGCTGTGCAAGGATGTTTCTGTCACCGTTTGCGGATTCAAAATCAGCCTGGACAGTTGCAGCGATCGCCTGAGCGAACTGCTCAAACGCACCCTGCATAACTTCCGGTGTGGTGTCTTCTGCACTGAATGCAGCCTGAAGGGCTGCGGTAGCTTCTGTAATCATAGAATTCTTTCTCAGCATTTCTTAAACCTCCTTAGTCAAAAAACTGAAAAATCTTACTGCTCTTGCCCTGGCTGTGTTCTCAGGGACATCATTCTGCTCCGGATCCGGAGCTGCAGGCAGCTGTATGGCATCCATCTTGGTGCCAAGCTCTGCCAACTTCTGCATAACTTCACTCAGGTCCACTGTCACTGCAGGAGCCTGTGCTGTGTTCTTTCTGTTCAGAACAGCATCACGGATCATGCTGAATGCAGACTGCTGCACTTCTGTGCTGTCTTCTTCCTGATCTGCAATCTCTGTGGCAAAGCCATAGTCAAGGCACTCCTGAGCAGTCATCCATGTAGCATTGTCCATCAACTCCTGGATCTTCTCCTGGGAGAGATTAGTCACTGCCAGATAGGCATTGATGCTGGACTGATTGATCTTGTCATTGTCTTCCGCTGCCTTCCGCATCTCTTCAGAGTTGGCATAGCCGAGATAAGACATGCAGTTGTGGATCATCATCACAGCAATGGATCCCATGGTCCGGACATCACCTGCACAGAAGATGATGGTGGCTGCAGAGCATGCAAAGCCATCACAGAATGTGTGCACCGATGCCGAATGACGTTTAAGTGCCGAATAGATAGCAAGGGCCTCAGCCACTTCACCACCATAGGAATTGATGTAGACATTAATTGTGTCAACATCCAGGTCATTGATCTCCTGCACAATTCCCCTGGCAGATACAGCACCGGTATCAACCTCATACCAGCGGTTGATAATCTCAGCACTACTGGTAATGCTGCCATAGATGTTGATGTCCGCTGTTCTCTCATTAGTTGTGATCTGATAAAACTTCTGCTTCCTCACCGTCATTCACCTCCTTTCTCAGTTGATGTCAGGAATCTTTCGATCTCCTCAAAGTTCTTAGTAATGAAATGCTTCTTGGACCAGTCTGTGTTGAGTGGAGCATCACCCAGCATCTCCCTGACCTCATCAATGCACTTCACACCAGACGAAATAAGATTAGAGACATCAGCAGCCACGTCAAATGCATCTCTGTGCATGATCCTGCTGGTGTCCACCTGGTAATAATTGCCGGCAAGGAAATTATCCACACCTGCCTCTTTATTGAGGGCCTCTGTGATCATGTCTGCGTACGGATCCGCACCAAAGGTAAGGAAGGATCCGATGATGTCAGCCATGTTTGTGATGTTGCCGGTCATCATGCTCTCCGGAATGTGGAAAGCTCCTGCCACACTGGAAAAGAGCTCCTTTTTCAGTGCAACAAAATCTGATGCAGATCCACTCTTGCCGTTGCCGTATGTCGGATCCGCTTCCAGCTTGTATCCGTCAAACTCCGGATACACAGCGTTGTCACTCTCCATGTAGGTCTTCAGCTGTTTTGTGATGAAGTTGTTGAACTCATCATTGAACTCAGTATCACCGGCCTTCACACCGTCAATGTGGAGCTTGTACTTCTGGCCATTGGACTGCTTCAGGGCCTTGGCAGCGGATGACAGGATCTTGCCGTATTCCGCATACATCCCATCAATCAGGGTCCTCACATTGATGTTGTCCAGCCGGAACAGGTAACTGTCTGACTGGTCAAACTTCTTATTGAATGTGAAGTTGCCCACAGCCACAGATTCATAAATGTCACCCAGGATTGGACGTTCCAGAGCCCTGGTGTATGAGTCAGCACAGTACAGGCTGCCTCCGGCCTCCACCACCAGGGCCTCACCATTACGGATCACCCTGTTGATGACCTTGTGCCAGAAGACACTGGACGTCTCATTCATGTTTGGAGAAACATTCAGCAGATAATAGTCACGCTTCTTGACCGGGATCCCTCTCTCAAAGGTCCGGATCTCAGATCTGCTGATGGCATTGCTGATAAGTGAAGAGGCCGTATAGATGGCCAGCTCCTTGTAGTACAGCTCTGCAGGGATGTCGATCACCACAGAGGACGCATCCGGTCCGTACTTCTCCTTGACCGGAAACAGCTTTTCCAGGAAGTCATTGATCCATGCCATTCAATCACCTCCTTAGAATGCAATGACATTGACTTTGTTGATTTTCGGACGCTCTTTGATAGTGGGCTCTGCCACCATGCTGGCCACTAGTGCCATAAAAGGATCCGTTTTCCTGCTCTTTCCTTCAATCTTGGCATAAACAAAGGAGCCTTTATCAGCTCCCACATCTCTGCCATATCTGATTGTCTTTGTGTTATTGGTAGCCCACCTGAGCACAGGATTGTTTCCCCAGTGAAAATACCTGTTGAGGAAGCAGTGGTCTATGACCGGCACCACCTTGATGATGTCTGTCTGCTTCACCAGCATCAGGTTCTTCTGATCTTTGCTGATTCCCACCTTTGACAGTGCATCTGACAGGAGGGAATAGCGGTAGGAGTCAATAGCCACCATGCTGATGTTGTAGATCTTACCCATCTCCTGGATGTAGTCAGCCACTATGGATGGATGGATTTCCACGTCATCCACAAATTCCAGGTGATCAGTCTTGATCCATTCTCTCCACGGACACTTCAATCTGGGAATATCCCTGGAGTCTCTGCAGATCCATGCCTTGTTGATGTCATACCGCTGGTCACCGCTCCGAAAGTGGAGATTGACAGCCATCCAGTCTGTAGTCTTTGAATAGTCCACACCAACACTGCAGTTCCAGCCTCTTAGGTCCGGCAGCTCCTTATTGGTGGCTGCTATGCTGTCCCAGTCAGTGACCGCTGACTCCTTAGCTGACTCCGGCAGGTTCATCCTCTTTGACATGAATGCCGGCAGCCGGTCAGGATTCTTCTTCCAGTCCTTGTACTCCTTCCGGATCTCCAGGAGCAGGTCCGGCAGGTAAGGTAGTGACGGATTAGCCTTTGTCCAGTTGGCCTCATCATGGACTTCCTCTTTGTCATCCAGCTTACAGATGAACGGCAGCAGGCCATTGTCATCGGATCCGGCCCGGAGGATGTCTTCCGCTTCATCAAGCAGATCATCCAGCGGACCACCACGGACATCACCGTTGGTGGTGTAGTAAGATCTCCTGGGATGCTTCTTCTTACCCAGGCCGGTGGTGAAGACATTGATGTTGTCATAATTGGGATACTGGTGGATCTCATTGAAGACCACTATGCCGGATCTCAGACCATCCTTCCCTTTGGGACTGTTGGTCCTTCCCTTGATCACGGACCTTGTCTTGGTGCAGATGATCCGCTCTTTGGTCCAGCCATAGAACTTCTTGATCTTCCTGGTGACAGCCGGCTCCTCAAAGAAGCCTGTCAGATCCTGCACCGGCCGGACTGCCTGCTCCTCATTGTTGGCACAGATGTCCACATCATATTCCTTGATGCCATTGTAAGGAGACGTGAGGCACATGCTCTCTATGGCAATGGTGCCATCCTTGCCGGCACCACGGCCAAGCTCACAGAGCAGATCCGGCCATCTGGGCTGCCCGGAAGCTCTCCAGTAGGTGCAGTCATGCAGCGTGATCACAAACTTCTGCCAGGGAAACAGTGGGAATGGAATATACTTCTCACAGATCCTCATGTAGTTGCTGAGCTGATCCAGGTCTATGTGGATGTCTTCAGTCTCAAAGCACTGCTGCACATGTTCAACCAACAGCTGCTGCTCCTCACAGCATTGGTATGTTCCCTGCTCTACAATGTCGATCCATTCCCGGACTTCTTTTGGAAGATCACATCTCTTCATCATCCGCACCAGGGCCAGCATCAGGCTTGATGCCTAACATGTCCAGGAGCTTGATCATCTGCTGGTTAGTTTTCAGGACCTGATCTACAGAGTCATTCTTTTTGGATCCATACTGTGTCTCACTGTTTGACCACTCAACAAAGGTCCCACGAGTCTGCACGTCATGGCTGGCCAGTTCCTTGATGATGTACATTTTCATGTAATCTTCCACCAGGTCCTTGAAGTGTGGCAGATCATTCCCACCACGCTCAAGCTGGTCCAACAGTGACTGCCGGATGCTCTTATATGCTTTTGTCTTCTTGATCTTGTCAGCAGTCAGCATACTACCCTCACATAACTGTGGCTGGAGATAAATTGTCTAGACCCCCTCCCCGTTGCTGGTTCCCCTAAATGAAAAGGGGTATAGGGGATCCGGGGGTATCATCACCAGCGTTCCTCATTGATAAATCCATTTGTCTGTGCACGTTTCTTCTGTTTTTCCGGATGCAGCTTATTATGACATGCCTTGCACACAGGGATCAGATTCTCCTTCATCTCTCCTGTCTCATAGTCCTTATACCAGCGAGACAGG